ATCCAGATCACCTTGCGGGTCTGGATATCCCAAATCTCGTAGACCTGCGCGCGGTGGAAGACCTCGTAGGACTTATCTTGCTCGTTCGCCCCGTCGCGCCGCTCTGGCTTGTAGGACAGCGGCACCCGGCGGAACTTGCCGCCGAACCGCGCCACGCCCTCATCCTGCGTCATCCGGACACAACGCGCGACCCACGTCACGCTTTCCCAATTCGCCGATGCCGAGTGCAGGAAGTCCGACCGACGCACGAAGTCCCATACGACTTCTTCACCCTCCAGCCGTTCTTCCTCGCCGTATTCCTCTGCCTCGGTGTTGAGTTGCAGCACCTTGCCGATCTTCGGGCGATACACGGCCCACATGACCCCACGGCCATACAGGAGATAGTCGTCCCGCACCTGCTTGATCTTGCGGTGGACCTTACCTTCCTCGATCTGGTGCTGGATGTTCCGCCGCAGCACCATCGAAGCGGCACGGCCCACGGGGTCGGAGTCCTGAAACGTCCGCGCCACGACCGGCACGGGCGGTCGGGCGTAGATCGCGGGTTTCAGGGTCTCGACGTTCGACCACAGGATCGCAAAGCCGGGCCGCGTGCGGGCCCCTGCCCGGCCATCAGCCCGATACTTGCGCTCGATGTGCCGACACCGATTGTGCCACTCGTGCATCTGGCGCTTGGCCTGGCTGATTTCCGCCTGCCAGCGCGCAACCTCACCCTCGACGCCCGGGCCGAAGTCCTCGGGCGCGTCCATCAGAGGCGCATTGGCGGCAGGCGAATCGCTCATTCAGCGGGCTTTCCGTTCTGGCCATACGGGCTTCAGCCCGAGCCAATCGCTCACAGGAAATTCGGGGTAGATCGGGACTTCGCAGACGACGAAGCTCTCTGCGGCAGCCTCGCACCACTTGATGGCATCGGCCTTGAACGCGAACGCCAGCGACGGCGGCGCCAACCCCTCGCAGCCACCGTCATGGGCTACGACGTAGATCACTCAGCAGCGGCCTTCATCTGGTCTTCCATCTCAGCCCAACGCCGCTCGCCAGACGCAATCTTCGCGTCTTGATCTGCCTGCGCTTGGCGGTCTCGGTCCTGATGCTGCACCTGCGTCATGATCGACGCGAGCACAGGCGCGGACATGCGATAGGGACCTTGTTCAAGACACTGGACGATGTATTGCAGGTGCTCAGGGGAGATGTTCAGAGTGTAGTTCATTGTTTTCCTATGGTGCGATAAGGCCAAGACTGACAAGGGCGGCATGAACGCCAGCGGCGGTGACGGCCACGCCCGTTGGTTTCACGATCGGTGTTGCGCCGAAAAAACCGACCTTTCCGGAAGCCGCTTGCACTGTGATACCAGGATTAGTCGGCCATGTGATGTTGACGGTCCAGCCAGTGCCAGAACCAAACGACACAGCCTGCGGGTTGGCTGGAGCCGCGCCAGATTGATACGACGGGTAAACCAGCACCGTGAACGTCGCGACAGCGCCGGTTGATGCATTCACCGTGTCTACGCGATACGCCCCACCGTAAGCGTCAAAACCCACATCGCCAGCGAAATAGTTACCGACTGCGACGCCCGCACCGCCACCACCACCAGACGACAAAGCAACTGCGGATGCCGTGGCGCCGCCGGAACTGTCCAGCAGTAGCCCGCTCGACGTGTTCGCGATCTTTGCCCCGCCGATGTATACCGCGCCCGTGGTGTCAGAAGCGATCTGGAACCCCGGAACCCGGATCGAGGCGCCGCTGTTGCCGGAAAAGGCGACCTCTGAGAAGTCGATGCCGTATTGTGCATAGGTCGGGACAAGGGGATGTGTTAGCCCGGCTCCCCCATAGCTTGTGGGCGGGTTCGCGCCAATCAGCGTCGATCCCTTATGCCAGGACCATTCACCATTGTATCCGGTAATACCGCCGAATACGATGCCGTTGTTGAACAAGCCCGCAGTGCCAGACCCCGGCTGGGCCGACAGCAACAAGAACGCGCTATTGAGCGATCCGGGCGCGCTGTCCTCGGCCAGCCGGATAAAGCTCCCCATTACCTTGATGTCGACGGATGCGCCGCCCGTAACCGAACCCAGCGCAGATGTGACCGTGCCCGTTTTTCCAGTCGTAACCGTCAGCGATGCAATGTGCGTGTACCAGAGCAGCTTGACCACACTGCCGGAAACCGAGGCTGACACCTTGGCGTTTTGCAGCGCAGTGTTGGACCAGATCAGCGATGCGATGCTGTTCGCCACCATCGCCGTGGTCTGGCTGGCACCCACCGTCCACACCAGAGACAACGGCGAACCCGAGATATCAGCGCTTGTGAAGGTCACGGTCACCGTGTCGCCGGCTGCCGGCGTCCCGCCGATTGTCAGTGTTTGGGACGACGCATAGACAGCAAGGTTGGCCTCGCCCATCGCGTTCGCGAGACGCCAATAGGTCGCGCCCTGTTGCAGCAGGATTTGCGGGTTCATGCCGTAGAACGAACCGGCGGCAAGCGTGTTATTTCCGGTGCCTCCTGCGTTGTAAGCAGTCGCACCCCACCATTCGCCCACGACATGCTGCTGGCTGATGCTACCGACGGATGGGTCATTGGTCGCGCTGGTATGCGTGAGCGCGATCCGCAGGCCGCCCTTGCTACCCTTTGCCGCGCCCCCCCAATTATGGGCAAGATACATCAGCGGCGCACCTGATCCAGTGGCGCCAGTGTCCGCCGTGTCGGTCGGGATCGTCATCGTGTAGGGATAAAACTGCGTTCCCGACGATGGCGTGCCCGACCAGTTGGATGAAAGCGACAGTATGCGCGGCGCCGCCATGTTGTAGGCCATGGACCCAGCAACCGAAAGCGCGCCGGTCGCGCTGCTGGCAAACGATACCGTGGTGTTGGTGCTCGCGGTGACGGTGAACGTGCCGTTGTAGCCGGCCGGCGTTGCCCCGCTGACCGTGACGGTGGACCCAACCGGAATGACAATACCCGAGATGGCCGCAAAGGTAACGGTGGCAGTCGCGCCGGTGCCGCTGAAAGCAGTCGGCGTGACGGTGCCAGACAGGGCAAACGTATTGCCCGTCGTCTGCAACTGCCCGACGCTCAGGCGGTTGGTAACGGTCAGATCGTTAGGCGCGGCGCCGAAAAACGAATTGCCGTTGGTGTTGGGGGTGATGGTCGCGACGTTGCCCGTGCCTGCAGACGGCGCGCCGAACGTGATCGTTTGGCCGGCCGTCGACGTGCGGACAGATAGGCTCTGCGACGCAGGCACGCTGATGATGCCGCTGGATAGCGTGATCGGCGCGGCGCCAAGGCTATTCGCAACCAACGTGCCGCTGACATTGATAGCGCTAGAGCCATGAAAAATGTAATTGGTTGAGGCGGTATTCAGCGTCGTTGAATCGCCGTCGAGCGCGATTCGCTGCCCGGATTTAAGCCACATCGCGTTGGCGCTACCGCCCTGCACTGCGTCGCGGCTGTCGAACAGCGACTGCGTGAAGGCCAGCGAGTTGTAGAAGCCAAGGCCCCGCGTCAGGGACACGCCATCGCCCGATACCGGATAGACGCCGATCAGGGACTTGATGGTCGGGCTTGTGCCAAGCGTGTCATGCTTGCCGAGAACGATCGGCATGACCTCGCGCCCCACGCCGACGAAGTCATCCGCGCCGTTGGCATAGAGATCGAGTTCCAACGTCCGCATCTTGCCAGCGGATGCCGTGCCGACGCCGGTCTTATCCCGCGCCTCGACCACAAGCCCCTCGACCGGGACACCGACGCCCGCACCCGGTAGGCCATTACGCAGCGCCTGAAAGTAGCCCGCCACGTGGTTCCGGCTGGCCGTGCTGGCCTGCGTGCCCATCGTGGATAGGAAGCCCCACACTTCGCCGGGGTCGACACCAGCGCCGGATGACGCCGTGACGAGGTTTGTGAATCGCACCCCTGCCGGCGCCGTCGTATCAGTCAGCACCCACGATGACTGGTTGACGAATATGTCGACCGGACCCGCTGCCGTGCTGGGGCTGCCGACGCGCCGCACCCACATCGTCTGTGAACTACCGGTCGTGTCGGTGCTCAGGCCCTGCGGAAATATCTGGACCCGCTGGTAGTCGGTCGATCCGAAATTAACCGGCCCGACGAACTCCGCGCCCTCGATCCACGCCGGATGCCGCCATGCGCTCGCAATACGGAACTCGAACGTGTCCAGATCGGTCGCATAGCCGATCATGCCCGTCCACGGATTGGCGGGGCGGAACGTCGACAGCCAGTCGGCCACCTCCGACGCCCCGACCTGCTCCGAAACAGACTGCCGATATGTGACGCTGTCGGGCGCGCTAACCATTACCAGACCCTCCGGCGCATACGCGGTCCGACCACGCCATGACGGCGCGGGGGATACAGGTCGGCATCAGCCTCGATGCCCGTAGCCGGTGGGGGATCGAACAACACAGCCGGCACCGGGATGGACCGCGCGCCGGTTTGATCCGACGCATCGCCCTCGCCGATGGTGCAGTTGAACGGCTGCGGTTCAGAGAAGTCAGCCAACGTAGCGAATCCGCACGAAGCCAGCGCCCGACGCGCCACCCGTTGCGTTCGCACCACCGCCTCCACCGCCGCCACCATAGCCAACGGTTACTGCGATGCCGGTCGACCCGACAACGCCACCATTGCCGCCGAGGCCAAAAATGCTGTTGCCGCCACCACCACCGGCCCCGCTACCGGAACCCTGCACGCCACCGACGCCAAGCACCGTGCGCCCGCCCGTGACAATCTTGCCGCCGAAACCAGCACTGCCGGCAGTCGCACCACCGCCACCACCAGACGGCCCGTAGGCGATCATGCCGCCGCTCGGCAGGCTCGCAGCCGTGACGGCAGAACTTACGCCGTTCGCGCCACCCGCTGCCGACACGCCACCGCTACCAACGCCCTGTACCTGACCACCGCCGCCACCAGACGCGCCACCGACACCAGCGGCGCCGGGAGAACCACCACCACCGCCATACAGCGTGATCGTGCCACCACCAGCCGAGGACGGCAGGGTCAACGTCGTGTTGGCGCCAGTCCCGCCCGTGCCGCCCGCAGCAGCGCCCGCAACAGCAGCGCCAATGCTGAAGGCCAGCTTATCGCCGGGCGCCACCGTGACGGGGAATCCCATCAGCGCGTCACCAGCGCCACCACCACCGCCACCTGCCGTTGCCGCCGAAGCCTGGCCACCGCCGCCGCCGCCGCCAGCCGCAGCACCGTCGATCCACAACAGCGTCACACCAGCCGGCACCGTGAACGGCGACGACGATGCGCTGGTCAGTATGACCGACTTCTCCCGCAGGGCGGGCGCAGCGAGACTCGCGCTGATCATCGCACGCGCCCTCCAAGCTGGCACGTTGCCGATAGCGTGAGGGTCGGATACTGCGTGGTCGACGCCAGCAGGACCGCGCCAACCGTCGCCGCAATCGGCGGGTCGAACCCGAGCGTGAACGTGCTGCCCGCCGGAACCTGCGCCTGGAACATCAGCGGGTTGGCGCTGATGTTGCCATTCGACGGGGCCGCCGCGACATCGACCAGCATCAGCCAGACCGTTGCCGTCGTGGTGTTGGCGTAGAGGTCCATGACGCCGCCCGGCTTGGCCCGCAGCACCAGGCTGGATGCAGCGGCGGCGCTCGTCGTCACATACGGCGCGTTGAACTCATTGGTTGACACGGGTCAACGCCTCCAATTCAGGTTGGACAATTTGTCAAGGTCGCGAAGGCTGATCTGGTTGGCATTGCCAACGCTCAAAATCCGGTCGGGCATTTTCGGCGCCGGCAACACAGCCTCGCGCCATGCCACGCACAGGTAGCGGAACGAGTCAGCCGGGTCTGACGCCCAGTTGTGCAACGGCAGATCGCTGAACCGCTGCAACTTCTCGTCCCATGTCTTCTGGTATGCCTTCAGGGCCTCGATACCAGGGCCGCACCGACCGGCATCGAACTCGCACAGCGGCAGCGTCTGGCGCACGCTGTTGATGCCGTCCATCAGCTTGTGATCCGGCACCAACTTGGCGTTCAGGCCCATGTCCAGCAGCGTTTGCAGGCGCGTCCGGTTGGCCGTCCACTCCGTCACCTTCGCGTCATGCGGCACCCATGCGGTGCCTTGCCGATACGGCTTATCCTTGACGATCTTCGCGTAATGCGCGGCGTTGTGACCCGTGTTGGCGTAGTAATCGACCACGCGGATGCTGTGGCCATCGGTCTGGAAGAACCAGATCGCCGTGGCGTCGCGGCGGCCAATGTCCCACGCGGTATGGACCGGCGTGGTGGGGTCGATCGGTAGGGCCTTGATGCGGCCTTCGCGCTCGGCAGCGGCAATCTCGGCGCCCCAATACGCGCCCAGGATCGCGGCATCCCACGACACCATGTATTCCTGCTCGAACAGGGCCGAACCCATGTCCTCGCCATACTGGCCAACCAGCGTGCGGCGTTCTTCCTCCAACTCCTCGGGGGTGAACACGGGCGTCTGATCGGCACGCAGCGCCGTCGCGAAGTAGCCGGGGCGTCCTGAGAAGTCGTCGAACGTGGCCTTTGCGTGGTTCTTGCCGCGCGGCGTCGTGATGAACAGCGCCCACCCGCCATTCTCGCGCAGGATCGGGCTGATGTAGCCCCATGAACTCGGATGGCTCAGCGCCCACTCGCTGAACACCACGCCAGCTGGGGCAGACCCGACCAGCGCATCGTAGTTGTCCGATCCGACGACTTGCCACGTGCTGCCGTTCTTGAACCGGATGAACATCTCGTTTTCGAGCGTCTGCGCCCGCAACTCGACCGGGAACGCCTCGTCGATGCGACGCTTGCCGGTGTGCGGATTGACCGCTGCCCAGATCGCACGGCGCGCCTGATTGGCCTGTGGCAGCATGTGCCAGTAGCCCCCGACCCGCAGGTGCAAGGCGATGGCGGTCCAGTGCAGCGCCACTTCATCCTTGCCAGCCCGGCGGTGCATGATCGCACAGGCCCGCGTTCCGCCGCCCGACAGGTAGCGCCAGAGCGGCATCTGGTAGCTGCGGGGCGACCATCCACCAGCCGGTAGGTCCACCTCGATCTGGCGCGCTGTGGCGTCAAGCGGCATGGATCATCGCCTGATCCAACCGCGACATCGCCATCACCTCAGCGGCGGCAATGTGCGGCGGCTTCACGAGGTCTCGGAACCAGCGCGGGTTCAGCGACAGCAGGGGGTCTACGGCGCTCAGCCAGCCCAGCTTGCCCGTCTCCGCATGCTCACCCCAGAAACCCAGCCGAATGGCGCCATCGTCGTCCCAGAGGCGCCACGCGCGGTGCCTCGGGGCCTCGTCGATGTCGGACCAGTCGGGCGCGATGGTGAGCCAAGCCCCGCCGTCGTCGTAATAGCCGGCGTATAGGTCAGTCATCGCCGAATTTCCGGATGTTGACCGTGACGGCGGCGCCCTTCTTGTCGTCGTCCACCTTGCCGAAGATGCGTGGCACCACCATCCGCATCAGGTGCAGCCGGCCATCCATCCGCAGTCGGGCGCGCGCAACACCGACGTTGTTCTGCATCACGCCGTCGCCGTTGCTGATCAGGTCCGACGCAGTTTCGTCAATGATCTCAACGATATCCTCGGACCACCGGATCGCCTGTGCCTCTCTTGCACGCATGTAGCGCGAGAAAAAACCTTCGCGATCCTCAACGACCCAATACCGAATACAGGCATCGGTCGGTAGGTGATCATCCTGGCAAATCTTGCGAAGCGGCTCACCCGCCGCCAGACGGTCACAGACTTCAGCGGCGATGGCCTCGGTGTAAACCGTAGGCCGCCCCCGCCCGCGCTGTGGCTTTGGTGTCACTGCCATGTGGCATGATTAGCACAGTCTGTGGCCGTTCTGCAACGCTATGCTTTGCGGCCCGCGCCATCCGTGACCGAGATTGTGGCCTTGGAGTCGATGCCGGCCAGCGTGGTGCGGATGCGTTCGATGTCCTTGTTGATCTTCATCAACGCGTCGGCCTGGCTGAACATGCCGTCCGGGATCGTGGCGAGGATCGTGATGGTGATGTTGGGCATGGTGTCAGTCCTTCATGTGGTTGCGGTTGTAGCGTCCGAGGTGCCAGCCATTGCAGACACGGCAGCGGTAGGCTTCACGGTCACGGTGGTTGGGCCGAGCGATCACCGATGCGGCGATGGCGGGGCTGTCGAACCTGACCTTGCCGGTGCAGCCGGGCCGGTAGGGGCTTTGCTGCGACGGCAGGCCGGCTTTGAGGTAGGCTGGGGGCATTACTCTCCCTCCATCTCAATCAACCGCTGCAAATACACCGCGAGGTCCATCGCCTCCTCTTGCGCATGGACCAGCAACTCCCGCCGCGACAGCCCCGCCCCGGCCAGCGTCGTGCCGTATTTGGCCAGGCCCACGTCGGCGCGGTCGGCGATCTTCCGGGCTACGGCGGCTGCGGTTGGGCAGGTGGGGGATGGTGTGTCCTTTGCGGCTGCCGTTAGTGCCAAAAGCGCCAATAGCTTCGCGGTCTCGTCGGGTCGGAGGAGGCAATGGGCCGTCGACCAACCCCCTTCGTCGTAGACCTCCACTGCGACATCCAATTGACCATCTTCCCAAAGGTCGAACACGGCGTTGTTCGTGCCGACCCTGACCGTGCCAAGTAGCTTCATCTCTCACCCTCCATCTCAATCAACCGCTGCAAATACACCGCGAGGTCCATCGCCTCCTCCTGCGCATGGACCAGCAACTCCCGACGCGACAGCCCCGCACCAGCCAGCGTCGTGCCGTATTTCCGCAGACCCACGTCGGCACGGTCGGCGATCTTAGCCGCGACGGCGGCGGCGGTTGGGCATGTGGGGGATTTTGGCGGGGGCGGATTGGCATCAACCCACCCCCGCCCCTCAACGTGATATTCGGACCCGCCGTCGGTGAAGCGCCACCACGGCGCGCGGCAAAGCGGGCAGAACGGCTCACCGTCGCATGTCATCCCCACGACGATGGCATCTCCGGCAATCACGCCGATCCGGTGGCCATTGCGGCAGGTCACCTTATCGGCGTCGTGGATGAAGTCGCTCATGTCACACCCCATCATCCGATGTCCGCACCCACCCCCTACCCTCGACGTGGTAGTCGCAGAACGCGGACCGCTCCCGGTATCGCCACCACATGGCATCACACAGCGCGCAGACCGTGCGGTTCTGGTGGCGGTCGCAGAACACCGCAAACGTCAGTGGGCACCCGTTTGCCTTGGCTATGGTCTGCGCCTCAGGGCCGAGATGCTCGATCACCCCCACCCGATGCCCGCTCGTGCACGTCACCACGTCACCGTGTTCTGCGATGGGGAGGGTCATGCTCGGCACCCCGTCGGGACAGCCGGGACACGGGCCGATGCGAACGGGACAAGGGGTTTATATAACGTAGTTATATATACCCCCTCGCTTGTCCCGTTACCGGGACATCCTGCGATCCGAAAAACGTCAAATCTGTCCCGGTTGTCCCGATCCGTGTCCCGTTTCGTGTCCCGTTCGTAGGAATAAAAGGAAGCCGGGACACCCGGGACAAATCTGTGGATGAGATTTTGTCCCGTTTTTTCGCAGGAATTAGACAATCCATACCCTCCCACTGGCCATGCCGACGCATCGGCATTCGATGAGGAAATCCGCACAGCGGCGGAACGTGCGCTTCTTGGTGTCCTGCTCGGCGCCGGGAAGGGCTTTGTCGTAGAACCGATCCCGCCACCACTTCTCGGGCACGGACGAGCACCCACTTGGCACCCCCGTATCCCCCTCACGCCCGGCTTCGGCGATGAGGTCACCCAGCACGTCAAGCGCCCGCCTGTTGTGCCCGGTGAGTTTCGTCCGGGGGCGATGCGCTTCCCCCGCGTCGTCCGTGGCGGCGTCCACGACGCACGTCGTGACCGCTTCGCCGTGGCGATTGGTGCCCAACTCGACCACCTTCAGCGTGAAGTTGAACACGTCGCCCTTGCGCAATTCGCGCTGCTTGACGACCGTCGCCGACCGGGCGCCGTTGTCGTCTGCAATCTCGATCTCGGTGTCGATGGCTGCCCGCAGGAGGCTGTGACCGCGCGCACCCTTGGCCGCGTCCTTGCCGCTGTGGTGGATGAACATGACGGCGGCGCCGGTCCGTTGGCGGATCATGTCCATGCACATGACGAGCGCGCCCATGTCCTCCGGGGCGTTCTCGTTGCCGCCCGCCAGAGCGCGGCTGAGGGTGTCGATGACGATCAGGCGCAGTGGGATGCCCATCTTCTGGCGCGCGCCGTCTACGGCCTCGATAAGCGCCTCCACGTCGGCGTGTGGATCGCGTAGGTTCAGCGGCTGCTGGATTGCGGCGAACGGCAGGTCGTAACCGTCGAGACCGCGCTCGGCTTTCCATGCCGCGACGCGGTTGCGGAAGCCGATCCCGCCTTCAAGGGCCGAGTAGATGACGCCACCCTGCTCGACGCGGCGCCCGTTCCATTCGATCCCGCCCGAGACGTGCAGCGCGAGGTCGGTAGTCCAGAACGTCTTGCCGCTGTTGCTGTCGCCGTAGACGACGACCGAGGATGCCTCGATCAGCAGGGACTGGACGAAATCGGCGGCATCTAGGGCCGGTTCGATCTCGTTGAAGTATGTCAGGTGGATGGCGGTGGTGCGCGGCTTCTCGAACCGCTCCCCAGTCGGAAACGCCCGCACGTCGCCATAGTCGCCCTCATCAGCCGGCGGCGGATCATCGGCCCACGGCTCGTTGCGGATGCGGGCGGGACGGTCGTTGTCGAAGAAATTGTCAGCCACGGGCGCCACCGAACAGATCAGGCGTTGCGGGTGCTGGTTGCGCCGGTTCGGTGGCGTGGATGAACAGGTCTTTCTGCCGTTGAGCTTCTTCGATCCTGCGGCATGCAATATCGAAGTAGGACGGCTCGATCTCGATGCCGATGAACTTGCGGTTGAGGCGCATAGCCGCAACGCCTGTGGTGCCGCTGCCCATGAAGGGGTCTAGGACAAGTTCGTTGCCCAAAGATGCACGATTAACCAACCATTCTGTTTGTTTGATTGGCTTGGGGCATGGATGCCCGTTCTTCTCTGCGGCTTCGGTGCTTGCGAAGCAGTTGGGTCGGCATCCCAACTGCTTCGCAAGATATGGATCGCGGCCATAATAAAAAATCGGTTGTCCGCAAACAAACCCCCATGGACCGCTATTGGCGCCGGACGGATAATAAATCCAACCAACTGCGCGCGGCTCATCGTGGAGAAACATGCAAGCCGAACCGGGAGTAATCACAGCGGATCGCGCGCACGAAATCGCAATTCTTAGCGCGGGGATTATGACCTCTGAAATGTTCTCCCGCGTGTCGTCATAACTGGCATAGGATATACCGTCCCGCGCTGTCCATTTTGTCGATGATCCGTGATAATTCACGCCATAAGGTGGATCGGTAACAACGGCGTCCACCGCGCCCAGCGTAGGCAGTATCTCCCGACAGTCCCCGCAATACAGCGTGGCATCCCCGATACGTTCAAC